TGAGCCCTGGAACTGCGGCACGGCCAGGAACGTGTGCCCGCGGTCATTGCTCCAATCGAGGCCAATCACCATTTCCGGAATGGCGCCGGTCACCGTGCCCGTCTCGAGATAAGCCTCGAAACGATGGTGGAAGTGGTAGCGGTCCTCGTTGAGCAGATGCGGGAAGGCGCGCAGATACTGGATCACCACGCCGTCGTCGTCGTAGAAGTTCAGGCTCTGCTCGTACAGTTTGCCGGTGGCCGGGTCGCCCACAATATGCTTGCCGCCCTGGCCCCACTCGGGGATGAACGCATGGAACCACGGCTGGTAGCGGATGAAACTCGCCTTTTCCATCCACTGCGTGATCACCGGGTTGTAGCCGGCCCGCTCATGCCACGCGCCCTCGGTCATGTCGTAGACCCACGTCTGCTGCTGCTGCCAGAAATTCAGCACCCAGAACAGGTGGCCGCCCTCGAGATAGCAGTACGAAACGGCATCGCTCACTTTGAAGTTCGGCCCGTTCCACGCCTCCTCCTGCGCATGTGTGGAGATGCGTTCCGGTTGGAACGCCAAGGCGCGGTAGGCGACGGTCTGGCCGTTCGGCGTGCCGCCGAGCCAGCAAATGTACGGTCCTACGGAGCAAGGCGCAAAGACCGATACCGAGCCGTCTCTGATGAATGCGCCGGGAACGCGCTGGAACGGGAACGACGCCACGCCGGCACTGTCGAGCGTGATGCCGATATTGGTATGGACCTCAGTGGTTTCGCGCCCGAATAGGACTATTTCCTCGTGATCGCAGAGAATCGAGTTGATGTAATCCGGGCCGCCCTCTTTCACGCCGAAATCGAGTTCATCCCAGAACGTGCCGTCATACAGCCCGGAGATGTTGTACTGTCTGCCCGGATCCTGGTCCTGCGGAAGATCAGGCCGCGGCACTCGGTTGATGATGAAGTAGCCGTCGAGGAACCCGCCGGTCACGGCATCGACAAAGGCGCCGGAATCGATCGTCCAGGTATCCTCTGCGGTGGCGGCCGGTATCGGCGTGACCGTCATGTCATTCGGCCCGGTGACGTTCACGCCGGTGAATACCGTACCCTGGAATCGCAGAACGCGGCCGTTCATCGAGCCGGCATCGAACGGCGGCCCAGTGAGCCGGTGAACATTGTTCGTCGTCCCGTTTGCCGATGCGGTCCCGCCAACGGAAAACCGCACCGGGTCCGGACCCGCTCCGTTGTCGATGTAGACCAGGCCGCCGGTGATGACCATTAGCTGATGACCATTGCTGAAGATCTGCGCCGGATCCGGATTGCCGGAACCCTGGAACATCACCTTTGCCGTACTGGTGATGCTGGCGTTCTCATGGACCTCCGACAATTTATCGTTGTGGACGCAAAAAAGACGGCCGCCGCCGCCCCACATGGCGCGGAGTTTGGTAGGCGTGAGTTGCGCAAAGAATTTCAGCCCTGGCCGGCCGAAGAGCACCTGGCGCCGCGGTTCGTCCGGAACGGCCAGCGTCTCCGGATACCAGTTGACCGTCTGCTGCGCCGCGGCTACGACGCTCTGGAGCGTGTAGGATGGCCCTGCCAGTGAGATCTTCATCTATTCGCCGCTGTAGATGTTGAAGTTGTGATGGCCGCCGCACCCGAGCGCGCCGGTGCTGGCGATCGGCCGCGGCGCATTGATCGATTCGATCCGCATCAGTGACTTCTGCGCATCGTTGCGCACGTCCACATTCACCTGCCGCTGGAAATGCGGCGCCAGTCGCACGGCGAGATTGAGCACCAGTGCGTCTTCGTAACCGGGCGGAAGCATCACGACGTCTTCCAGCTTTTGGAACGTCTGGATGGCGAACCACGTGTAGAGTTCCAACTCCATGCCGCCCACCGGTTGCCCGTACAGAAAGAGCGTCGAGAGCGGATAGGCCCGGTCGTTGTACAGAACATACGGAATCGTATTAGGGAGCGCTTGCACAGTGATCTCAGCCCACTGCGCCGGCGTTACCAATCCAACTGAATACCGGATACTGCCGTTGATCACATTCGCGCGCTCGATCGCCTGCGGCCGCGGCGCATCGAAATCGGCGAGCATGCCAGGTACTTGCCCGATGGTGTAAGATCCGGCGCCGGTCAGCGGGAACTGATTGCGCGAGATGGAATAGATGTTCAGCCGGTCGCAGTTCCAGGAACCGATCATGCGGTTCAGTTCCTCGATCGCGTCCTGAAACTGCGCCGAGGATGGCGTGCGCTGCGGCCCGAGCGTGATTGCCGCCTTGCGCAAGGCCGCATAGATCAGTTTGGAAACGGGCTGGAACCCGGCCAGGCCGCCGCTTGCGCCGCCGCCGAATGGTCCCTGATTGAACAGGATTGAATCAAACAGTGCCATAATGCTTCCGGTGTCTTCGCTCAGGCGCTATATTCCGCCGCTATGCCCCGATCCGCGCCCAGCAACGGTCGAGATTCGAGATCCTGAAGATCTCGAATCGATCGCATGGATTAAGGAGTGGAGCGTTATTCCTGGCTTCGATCGTTTTGCTCATGGGGAAACGCCCGGAGGGGATCCATTACTGGTCGCGAAGTATCGCAACGGCAATGTCGCCGTCGTTGGTTTTCTTGACGCGCGGCTTCCCTGGCTCGGCTGATTACTGAACCCACCAGACTGCACCGTCGAACTCGCACGTCATCCTCTGGTTCTGCGCTGCGCCCAGTGTCCGCACGACGTTACCGGTGGCTATCACGCCGCCCGGCACGGCATCGGTAAATGCCAGCACGATTCTCCTGCCAGACCATCCCCCGGTGATGGTGCCGATCGCCACCGTGCCGGTGATCTTGTAGTAGTTTGTCGGTCCCAAAGCGATCGATGCCGCCGAGGGCAACGTCGTCCATACACCGTCAACACCCAGGTTGCCGTCGATCACAATCGACGCAGATGGTGCGAATGGCGTCAGGATCAAGAGAGCCGCCTGGTTATTCCTGGTGAGGTCATTGCCCTGGATCGAGAAATAGTTTCCGGCCCCGCCAACTAAGAGGATGCCGACACCCTGCTTCTCGTCTTCGGGCGCCACCTGATAGTTGCCAATCTGGCTGCTGGCGACAATCACATGCTGGGCCGTATTGTCGATCGAAATGCCGGATCGGGTATTCAGCCCAACCTGCGAGTTCGCGTTGATCTCCGCCCCAACTACCTTGATCTGAGCACCGCCGATGATATTAAATCCGTTGCCGCCACAAAATTTTGCGCGGCATCCGATGAAGGCGAATCCACTGGAGCTAGCCCCACCATTAATTAAAAATCCGTCGCCATCTGTACGCCCGCTATCGGCAAATTGGATGCCGCAGAAGGATGCCCAACAATCGATGCAGTGCATCGAATTAACGGGGCCATTCGTAGCGTCGAACCACCATCCTGCACTGATCGACGTATCACAGAGGACATTAGTGAAGAACCCAAAACTGCAATAGCTACCGCCTGACGGTGCGAGGAGAACTCCGAAATGCGACTTAGTAATATCTACGGCATCGACGTACAGTCCACTGAAGTGCTTGCACCTGATTCCAGCGTTGCCAACTATGGGAGGGGATGTCGAATCATTATTCCCGATGACACCATTTCTGATCCAGTTGCCGTCGCCGTATTCAACATAAATTCCCGCATACCCAAAGGTCCAGATCCGAAAGCGCTCCACAACTGCGTAGAGCGGACCTGCGAGGTGGATCCCAATATCATGGTTGAAGATGCTTAGATCCGCCACCACAGTCATCAGGCCGGTTCCGTATACGTAAACCGCCGGCGCCGCAACATCGACCGTCGTTCTCCCCACCGCGGAGCTCACAATTGTCAGGCTGAACAGGCCCATCGACTGATTGAAATCGCTCACAAACGGCGCATCGAGCCGGAACGCGCCCGTCGTCGTCGACTGATTACGGATAATCGTGGCGTGCCGGTCGTTGCCCACCACCGATACCCGCTTCGGGATCGTGGTCAACGCATAGACATCCCACTGGCCGGCCGGTACGGACACGGCGCCGCCTACGCCGGCAACTGCGCTGATGGCTTCCTGGATACCGGACGAAGCGCTGCGGATCGTCCAGGCGCCCGAGTGCGCGTTCGCGCAGGTCACGATGACCGTGCCGGATGCGGCGCCGGCCACCGCGGTTCCGCCGGCGATCAGCACGGCCTCGGGAGCGCCCGTGCCGTTCGGAATGTAGAGGTAGTGCTTCTGGTCGGTCCCGTTAACGCCAGGCGGCACGGGCGTGAGCATGATCACGTTGAGGCCCGGCGCGAGTGTGCCGCCGGGCGTCTGGGCCGGAAAATCGAAAAGCGTACTGACGATGGCTTTAGAGAGGTTCTGGCCGTTCGGCCCGAGGAACGTCTCGATCGCCATGATCTCGGTGGCCGTCCGGTTGTGGTGCCAGGCGTCGATGAACACCGACACAAGAGCGCTTGCGGCGTGCGGCGCGGCCGTAGTCGCGTCGAATGCCCGCTGCACGGTGATCAGGTTGCCGTTGATGGCGGTCGCCGCCAGGATCTCCTGATCGATCGACAGGAGCATATTTGCAGTGAACCGCGACCCGTCGCGAACAGTGATGATGGTGTCGGTTGCCGAGATCGCGACCGCCAGAGCGGACTGGACGAGGTTCGCAGCAATCTTGAGATCAGCGCTGGTCGCGACTGCGGAAGGGAACACGGGAGCGGGCGTAGCCATTCGGATTACCTCGTCTGGACGGTTGTCAATTCGGTTGGCGCGGTTTCGGCCGGCGGCAATCCGCCGAGGCGTTGCGTCTGCGTGTTCAGTTGCACCAGGGACGCCTTGTAGCTCTGCGCCTGCGCCGGCAAGCTCGGATCGACCTCGGAACGCGGATATTCCGGCAGCAGTGCAATCGCCAGGTTGTAGCGGATGGCGGCCTCGTAGCCGAGGGGCAGGTTGACCGGGTCGGTGAGTGCGGCGAAGGCCGCGAGTGCCGCGAGCGAGTGAACCTCGAGCGTGCCCGTTGCCGCGACCGGCCAGAGACTGAGCGTCACCGCGGGATAGCCATACTGGACGTACATTTCCAGAGGCGCGGTGATCGGCGCCCCGGAAGGCTCGATCATGGTTGACCACTCGAGTGCGGACACAATCTCCACCGCGCGGCGGTACGTGCCGCTGGCGGCCGCGATCGCATCGCACCGGGCCGGCCGCGGCATCGCCAGTTGGCCGCCCGGCCCCACCGTGAACGATCCGGATCCGCCCGGCACGGTGTAGGTCAGCCGCTGCGGCGTGAAGTTGTGGACCGGCGGCGGCGGGCCATTCGGCGCCGCCACGCCATCGGGAAACGTCGTGTACTCCTGGAGCGTGTACAGTTCGATGATCGTGCCCGCGGCTGGCACGGGCCAGAGATAGACGGTGGCGAGCGGAGAGGCGTAGTCTACGAACGCCTTCATCGGCAAATTGACGGCGCCGCCGCGCTCGAGGATCTCGCTCCACCGGTTCACGTCGATGAGCGTTAGGCCGCGGCCGAAGCTGGCGGTCGAGGCCCGCGCTGCAACGATCTGCGTGGGCCGCGGCGCTGCGAAGACGCCGGCCGGCCCC